TGCTTCATGCCGCCTCCTGCTGGAGTGACATCAAAAGAAAATTGCTGGCCCTTTGAGGGGTCAGTAAGGATTTATTTTTGATTGTTTCTTGCGCCATTGTTTATCTCCAGTGGCGCAGCAGGTATAGGGTGTTCAGGCCTATGTATTAATTCTAACAGAGTTGTGAGTGATACGAAAACAGAAAGGAATACATAATTTATTAATAATAGTATAAGAAAAAACCGAGCCTAAGCCCGGTTTACCAGTACATAACCAATGTCATATTACCATTTGTCACGATAATCAAAGGCGACAAAGTAATTAAACTTGGTGGTATCAATACGATTCTGGAAATGAGGTTGCAGTAGTGGCACCCAACCATTATCCATATCAAATTCACCGTTATTGAGATTGTCCTTCATTGGAAGACCGAGGCTTTCCATTACTGAACTATCCTCTCCAAAGTCTTTTGATACCTCTTCGCCCTTGAAGTCTTCTGTCTTCTTATCGAACCAGCTAATGCGAATTTTTAAGCCCATAAATCCCTCTCAAAGATACTTTTTAATATTGCGCTTCGGGTCTGGCCCTTTGACCTGCTTACCAGTTGCAGGGTCAAACGCGCCCAGATGGCTACCATCACTACCTCGATAACCCTCAAGCTCCCCATGCTGGGAATCCCATTCGTAAATTTTACTCTTTTTATCACCATACCAGCGCGGTCGTTTGCCGCCACCGTTTTGTTTAGGCGTTTTAGGCGCCCCCTTGGTCAGATCACCTAACCCTTTAATTTCCTCGGTTTTGGGAACTGGATGATAATCATGTCCATAGTCTTTAGCACCCTTACGCGGTTTTTTCTTTTCGTCAGCCAGTTTTTGCTCTGAAGCTTTTTTCTTTTGCTCCTTTTGTTTACGGCTTTCTACAGCGATCGCAAGGGCTTTCTCCGCATCTGCTTTTTCTTTTATTGCGGCATCAAGAGCAGCCTTACTTACTTTGGCTTTTTCCTTAGCCAATCCTAGCTTGTAACCAGCCTGGAGAAATACTCGATGACCCGGGTGATCTGGATCATGAGCATATACCTCTACCTGTTTAACCCATTTCAACATTGCTTCGACACCTTTGTTTGCAGCGTCGAGATCACTATTTCTTTGCGGTATAGCTTGAAGAGCTTTATTTAACCGTTCCTGAGCTTTAACAATATCTGCCTGAGCACGACTCAACTGGTCGCCAGCCTCTTTATCTTCTTTGGCTGCTGCTTCAACAGGGCTATTTAATGCCCATGCAAGTGTTCGGCGTTTCTCCTCCTCCAGACGCTTTTTAACTTGATCAGGCGTGCTCACCTCAGTTACAGATACGTAAATAGGTGGACTCTTACCATCAGGAAAACGAACTATAGCCTCGTGAGTGTTTTGTCCGGTTGTGAAACCAGGGTATCGAGATGCTCCCTGCTCTTTCTGAATACCTTTTGGTTGTGATTGTGATACAGCCGGTGCTTTACCCGCATCAACTTTCACGTGCAGATCCGGTTTACCCGGAACAACACCAGCAGTGTAAACCCCTGGGCGTTTCGTTGGTTTCGCATCGACAACCGGCACACTCATTGGCATATTTTTGCTTTTAACAACAGCGATATGCTGTTTGCCGTCTTCATCAACAACATCAGCAATTCGCGTGTGTACTACTGTAGCTTTCTGAGTCGGTAAAGCAGAAGGCGGAGTGGTTGACACTTTATCAAATGGTAAAGAGTTCACAAGATGAGCCGTCGCCATCATACGAGGATCATCTTTTGCGATCTCAGATGGAATCAGAGCACCAATAGTTGCCCCTAAAAGACGGCCAGCAAGCGGAACTGCTGCGACGGCGCCTTGCTCAATACGGGTCAGTGCAGCTTGCATAGCTTCCTGAAGCGTCGTTTTGGTAAATAAAGTAAAACCCCACATACCATCATAAACGCCAATGACAGCGGGTACACCGTATGCAGCAGGTTTCTGCGCCTCCGGCGTACTTGAAAGGTTTGCACCGGATGAATTAGACCCGTTACCGCCTCCATTACCGCCGCCCCCCCAATGAATACCGCTATCTTTACCGCCAGAACCACCATCAACATTAATAGTATCTTCGTTAGGCATATAATTCCTCTTTGACTTTAAAATCATTAAATAAAAGCAAAACTGTATATACATACAGTTGTTTTATGCTATTCCCGAGCTGTTTTAAAGTCAATGTGGAAAGATACAAAAAACAAAAATTGGTAGTTTTTTATTATCTTTAAAACAGCAGATTGGGAGAGAAATGTATGAAAAGGGAATCCTGCTGCAAATTGACTGGCAGTGGATTCCAAGGAGGAGAACATAGAGTTATTGCTGTACCAACAACTCTATATTTGAAATTGAGATGTTTACTTATCTGAAACTAATTCGATGGCAAGTGAACCCGATACCCTGCTTTTTCCAACATTTGGGTAAATAGGGTTGGCGTACCAATAATTTCTTCTTCCCGCAAAGGAGTGAACGATACCATTTCGCCATGTCTATACATCAAAGCACGATCACATTCTGGAAATGAGTGCAGTCTGGCAACGATAACCCCATCGTGGCATCTGATGACTGCGTATCCCTTGCTCGGTAATTCTTCTTGTTGTTTCACCAGTCCCCCTCCACACTGGAAAGTTATTGCATGCTGTCTCAATAATACCAGTCGTCTGCGCTTTCCCAGGTCTGCTGGAGGATTTCCTCAACCATCTTCTTAGCTTCCTTTTCGCGACCGTAAACACTTAAACAATGTGATCCTGCACGGCGTATAACCAGACTGCATTCATCGAACTGATTCTGGAGTCGTTTTGATAATTCTTTTTCCAGCGCCGGGACCGCGCCCTTAGGAAGTTCTTTAGTACGATCAATGGTTAATTCAACTTTCATAAATGCCTCCGCTGCTTTAACTGTATATTTATACAGTACACCCATGCATTAGTTTGATCAACGGTTTAACCGCACGAAATGCTAACCACAATACCGACTGTCTAAAAATCGTCCCCGCCTGAGCGGGGCTAGATTACGCAGCTATATCCTTGTTTTGACAAAGTTCAGGGAGATTTGCTCTTAACCAGACCGTGGCCATCGCAAAGCTCATGTTCCTCACTGCGAAACTCGGTAAGGACAGCGCGAGAGTAGCATTTGTTAAACCAGAGCATGGGAAACCGCAGCATATATCGAGAATTGTTTATTCGGACATGTTCATTTTCTTTTTGCAGCGGCGCGGCAGGCGTTTCATACTTTCATAGCGACGGTCGGAATACCGTTGTTCAAAACACCTAACGTCAACACCAAATTAGCGGCTTGCAGCTCGTTTATCTCATCAGGTACTACCGGAGCTGGCGGGGCGGTATACAGAATGCGTGTCTCGATGTCAGGCTGCTTTGAGAATCCTTCATACTGCTCTTTTGTGCAGTCATCCCAAAGGTCACTATCTTCGCAACGCTCTCGCCATTGGTAAACAGGCTCCGCCTGGAGCGATGCCTTCGCCCGGATCATCGCAGCAAGTGCCATAGCAGCATCTTCATTAATTGCGTCTGGCGTCGCATCGCGCTCTTCTTCAAGCTCCGCGATAGTCTGGTTTAGCCATTCTCTTATGGCGATATTCATCACTTCAATTCCTCCAGCATTGGTAACCGGTACACTGGTACCGCTTTGTATTCCTCTCCTAGTGATTTTGCCCTTTCGTTGAGGGCGCTAATTTCTGAGACTAAGGGGTCCTCGCCATAAGCAACGCAGAACTCATCTAAATGCGCCTCGCCTTCAGAATCAGCTATGGCATACAGGAACGGCTCGGCCTTCAACACTGCCTGCGCGATTTTAGCAAGGCATTTATCCATCTGCGCCAGCTTGCTCTCAGGGAATACGGCAACCATAGCGAGCCGCATTTCTGTGCGCGCAATCAACTGCTCTTTGGTGAATTCTTTGGTAATTGTGCTCATGCCGCCGCCTTGCTGTGTGAAAAACGTTTCAGGTCAAAGTCGATTGTTGCCCGCAGGTCACGGAAGATACCGCACCGCCCGTGGCGAACCAGGCCACCCTGCTCCACCGCTACGAGGAGATATTTCTCCGCTGTGGTCCGGTGCAGGCCGAACATCGCAACGACGTCATTAGTGGTGATGCGCCCCAGCTCCTTCACCAGTTCGATAATCCGGTTGATGATCAGGGTGCGTTCTTTGTCGGTTTTCTTTCTGACCATCGGTTACGCCCTCCCTGCCATGCGAAGACAAACTTTCCGGCGCTTCGCTATTCGAGCTACCTCTACAGCGCTGCCGGCGATCCCAAACATGTCGGTGTATACAGCTGCTGCTCGCCGCCATAACCCCTTTTCCTCAAGTGCTTTCGCTTTCTGCTCTGCGGATTGCATCCTGACCGGATCGCTTTTTTCCACCATGCAGGGAAGGATCACATCCGGAATAACTGCATCTGGTGCCGCGGTGTACATAAACTGGCCCCCGCTACGCGCACGAACTAACACGCCTTCATTGCTTAACTCACGCAGTAACTTACCTGATGCAGCGCTGGACATATCAAGTGCTTCGCATATATCGCCAACTGCGCAATTCGGTTGGTAGCGCACGAAAATCGCCACCTGCTCTTTCTGGGTTAATGGTTTGGTCATTGGTCAAATCTCGATTAGTTGGTTAAACCTGCCGCTTTGCGGCGCTTGTACTCTTCCATCAGCAGCTGTGCCGGAGTTGGCCCTGCCGGATGCTGCGGTGCAGCAAGCTGGCGACGGATTGGTGGAACCGACAACCCGTTACTCACGTGCTTCGTCCATTTGGTCAATAACTTCTCAGCGAGTTTCTTCAGTTCCCCCTCAGTCATCTGGCGCTCTACGCCAGTCCTGCGCATTTCGATGCAGATGTGGTACAAAACCGGCTGCGGCCACGGGTATTTATCACTTCCCGAAAAACGATATGACTCGTTACGCCAACGGCGGTATTCAGCCATCACCCGATCCGATGTAAGCCCGAACGGGTTAGCCCCACTCTCAGAAACCAGCGATACGAACTCAGCCAGATCAGGAGGCCATGTATTACCTACCGCGCAGCGCTCCATGCACTGCTGGCAAACCAGTTTAATCTGGGCCTCAGTCATCGAACCTATCTGAGCTATCCAGAGGGCCGTAGGCTCTGCCCCATTCTTCTGCGTCCATCGGTTCGAGAAGATTTCCCCCATCACCTGCCATAGCCGCCATGCCGTTTCCGTCGCCATCAAGTCCGTTCCGGCGTCGCCACTCTGCGTGTGCTGATTGAATTTGCTGAACAGCTCGGGATGCTGTTGGCTCTGATCGAACTGCTGCATTGTCGTTACCTCCAGACTGTGGTTTTTGTTTAGCTCTCACCCGCACTACATGCCTTGCAAACTTCTGTTCCCACTGAATTTGCGTGAACACCTTCCCATCGGAATTCCAGAACGCGATAAATTCGGCCAGTTCAGTAGGCAGGTATGCAGGAACAGGCAAATTAATCCCCCAGGTAGCAGCCAGCCGGGGCCAGTCCTCCGATGGAAGCCAACTGTCATGCATCATGAATTTACCGATAGATATATCCAGACCGTCCAAATAGCAGGGGGCTGTTGGTTCAACTGGCGGGAATGCTCCACCTGAATTTTCTTTCGCGCCCGCGCTTAGAGAGGGGTTTAAGATCTGTTTACTGCTTACTGCTTTCTGGATACCTGATGCCAAAGCCTTAGCCTTATCCTTAGGCAAAGCGAAAGCCTTATCAAAAGCCAATCCCATAGCCTCGGAAACCCCGTAGCATGCGGCTTTCAGCGATTCGAATGCTTCCAGCTTCAGCGCGCAATCTGGTAATAATTCATATGATCTGGCCCAAGATTTGATCACATTTACCGATGCAGGAGGATTGTGCTTAACAGCATTAGGCAACCAAAAAACCCTCGCCTTGAGGTCTGCTTTTACGAGACCTAAGGTCATGGCTTCGCCTAAGGCTAAGTCGAAGTCTTCGACATACCAGTTCAATTCCTCAGCCATTGCAGCGCGCCCTGCTTTATAGAGCCCAGGAATAATCCCAGTGAAGGGGCCAGTAAGAAGATATATAAACAGGCTTTGTCCACTCGGTGGCAGCGGTGACAATGCGCGGAATTTAGGATCATCCCACATAGTGATCTTCACCTTTCGGTAAGGCTCGTTACTTGCCTTACTTTTTGGCATAGCCTTAGCCAAAGGATTAGGCATATCTCACCTCGCGGCTTGTCGACTTAATGTTCATTGGTCAAACTCGATTAAAAAAATTGTGGCGCTACGGCGCTAATACTCGCCAGTAGTGGTCCCGCCGTCTCAGCTGGTAGCATGTTGAATAAGGCGATTGCCGCTTCACGTATTTCTTTCTCAAGCTTCTGTAACGGAGCACCGAGAATTTTCGCCTGGTGTGCCTCGCTGCATTCTTTGATTGCGCTCGCCACCAGCTCAGCTTCTGTTTTTGCATCACTGAGCCCGTACTTTCGAGCAATCTGAACAGGCATGGCAGCAATAATTGCGCCTGAAAGCTGCATAACGTAAGCGGTATATTTTTCAGAGCCACTTTCGTTTTTCAGATACCGGAATAGGTTCTGCTTATTGACTGCGATGCCGCGCCCACCTTGCTTTTCCCACAGTTCACAAACCATTTGCGCGATCTTTTCTTGAGCTTGCCCGGGTAAAGTTGACTCCCACTCACGAACGGCGTCGAAGATGACACGGCAGCGAATTGAATCACGGCGTCGTGGTTCATAATGATTTTGGGTTTTCAGCGGAGCAGCGATCCGCTGTTTATGATGACAAACAGTTACTGGGTGCATATCAATTCCCTTCCAGTTTCTCTGGTTTGGAGGGAAATACGCTGTCAAGAGAGCACTTAGCGCCTAATCTGTTCAACGTTTCAACAATCAACCTGCATTCTGACAGCCCCGGTTCTCTTAGATTGGATTCATAGTTAGAAAGCCTGGAGCGCCCCCAACCCAGTGAGTGGGCGAGTTTTGATTGTGAGAGACCTAACTTTTGTCGCTCAACTGCAATGTTGTTCACGTTATTTCTCCTTGGTTAGTGTTGTCGCAATTTAGTCACGATTTGTGGCGATTGTCAACCTCGAAACGTTGGCAGTTAATTTGACACGATACGTGGTAATATTTCGCTATGAAAACAATGTCTGAAATCATCGGCGAGAGACTTAAAGCTCTTCGCGAACACAGAAAGTTAAGCCAGGCTCAGCTATCTAAGCTGTGTGGATGGGCTACAGGTTCACGCATTGGTAACTACGAGCTTGGTGTACGAAACATAGGCGTTGACGACGCAATTATTTTAGCCAGGGTACTCGACACGAGCCCCAGTTATATACTGTTTGGTGATGAGACGAGTAAGGGGCAAGAGTTGCCTGAAAAGCAGCGGCGCATGCTTAAATTATTCACTCAGCTTCCTGAAAGCGAACAGGATAAGATGATCGATCTTTTTGAAATACGGCTTAGAGAGATTGATGAATATGTTGAGAAGTACCTTAAGGGACGCTTTAAACCAGATTCCGAATAAACTCTCCGCATAAGCCAACTAAAAGTTGGCTTTTTTTCGCCCATCATGGACACAATTTGTGTATTGACATACAACCACACTATGTGGCTATAATCACTGCATCGCAAAGTCATCAAGGCAGGACGCCCACGAAGTAGCTGCCGGCGGCATACGAAACACCGGATGAGATGACCAATCAGAAATGCGCAGCAGGTTTCAACGTTCCGCCAGCCTGGCGTCAATGGCAAATAAGGGGCTCACCGTGGCTAAAAAGCAGTACACCGTCGTTGTCAGCTGTAGCAGTGGCTACCGCACTTATCGGGTAAAAGCAGAGGACTGGAAGGATGCAGATCGAATCGCTGAAGAGCGTCATATTGAGTTGCACCCAGAAGAGAAAAATTCAGAAATTGGTTTGGCCGCTGTAATTAAAGGCTGGCCTGAAGTTTGGTAAGAGGGGAAATTTATGATCGATTTTGCACGCAAACCAGCCCGGCGCCAAGCCGTGCACCTGCCCTACTTTTGGGCCGCTATTCGCCGCATTTGCTATACCCTCGCCCAAAAAGGCGATCCGTCCGCTTTATAAAGCACAAAACCCGCGCAAGGCGGGTTAAGTACCCGGTCAGCCGACCAAAGCTTTCCGGAATCGAGTTTTGACCAATGACCACTACCCAAGGCGGCAATCATTAGCTGCGGGTATCTTACAACCAAAATTAAGGACCCGATATGGAATTTTTCTATTTCATTAAAGCAACCCAGAAATCAGGCAAAGAGGATGCCGTGATCTGGTTCACCGCAAAATCAGAAGCCCGCGCCAATTTGCAGCTGGATGTTGAGCTGGAAGATGCAGGCATTGAAACCGGCCGCGGCAAGGATTATGTCAAGCCTGTCCGCACCGATTTTCCGGTGTATAACGACCTGCCTGAAGAAAGTGCAGTGGATTACACATGGTGCAAACGCTACGAACTGGAAGCGGACCAGCGAACATGGAAAATTAAGCAGCTGACCGAAGAAGCCAAAGAAGGCACTTCTGAGCAGACTGAGAATATCAGTACCGATTCCAGCAGTGCCAAGACGCCAGTGCTTACCACAGTGGCTACGTTGCCATTGCGGCAGCGCATCCTGGCGCAGTTTATTACTGATGAATACGCCTATCACATCGACGCCGACCAAAAGAAAATGATCCAACAGCTCGAAATGGATGTAGATAACAGCTACGTCCAAAACATGTTGTTGGCGGCTGAAAATGTCGAACCATTCAAGGCTGCGACAGAATTTGACATATCCAAAGTGGTTGCTGACCTTAAAACCATCTTCCCTGCGGACGGAAAGCGCACTGAGCTTGCCGTAGTGATCCAGTTCTTCAAGGCTTGGTTTGGTACAGAGCATATTGACCGTGGTTTACTGGTAAAAGAATGGGCTAAAGGTAATCGCGTTTCAGTGATACAGCGTACTACAAGCGGCACGAATGCTGGCGGGGGAAACAAAACCGACAGAAACCCTGATCTGAAACATGATCTCGACTCTCTTGATTTAGAGATAGCGCTGGCCACGCTGCCAATGGATTTCAATATTTACGACATACCAGGTGGTGTTTTCCGCCGGGCAAAAGAGATCGTTAGCAAAAAAGAAAGTCCGTTTAAAGAATGGTCTAAAGCTCTTCGTGCAACTCCAGGCATTTTAGATTATTCGCGTGCGGCTATCTTTGCGCTTATCCGCAGCGCTCACCCAGAGTATTACCTATATCCGGCACGTCTCAGCGGATACATCAACGCGAACCTTACTGAAAGTAATCATTCCGAACCATCAGAAGAAACTCTTGTGGCTGCTCGTCATGACCCTGAGGTTAGCTGGACAAACGAGGTAGCAACTGATTCAGTGGTTGAAACTGGTGGTCCTGAATCTAGCGGCAAGAATGAGGAAGCACAGATCGACGGAGAAACGCAGCCGATTCTCGAAAAAGTTGGCAATGGTCTTTTTTCTATTGAAGGGCTGACCATCAGCAACATTCAAGCTGACCAACCTAATACCGCGGCGGAGTACGTAGATAATGTGCAGATGGAAGAAACTGGCAATGATGAAAGCACGAACGGCTCTCCGTTTTCAGAGGGCCAGGAAGAAGTTCTCACAGGCGAAAGCTCTACTGAAACTGATAGCGACGCAACTGCCCTAAATGAAGACTCCGTTCATCATAAAAATGATTCGGCTGATATGCTTTATACGCACCTTATGGTGGATATCGAAAGCATGGGCGAAAAGCCCGACGCGCCAATAGTATCCATCGGAGCGGTATTCTTCGACCCGGCATCCGGCCAGACGGGGCCTGAGTTTTATAAGGTGATCTCTCTCGAATCGGCAATGGAATGGGGCGGAGTTCCTGATGCCTCGACGATCCTCTTCTGGTTGAAGGAAACTTCTGAAGCTCGTTCAGAGATTGTTATGGATCATGCAATCCCACTGGATGATGCTCTCCTTCAATTCAAGGATTTCATCGCCGAGAATGCAGCGAACGGCAAGGACACTGTCCAGGTCTGGGGTAATGGTGCCACTTTCGACAATGTTCTTCTGGAGAATTCATACGCCCGGACCGGGATCTCCTGCCCATGGAAATACTGGAACAACCGTGATGTAAGGACCATCGTTGAACTGGGTAAAGCCGTGGGATATACGCCCCGCCATGAAATCCCGTTCGAAGGAGAACCACATAAGGCTATTTCAGATGCCCGCCACAAGGTGAAATATGTTTCTGCAATCTGGCAGCACCTGACTGAACACTGATTTTTTAAATTCAGAATTTGGCCCAGCAATGGGCCATTATGAGGTAAAGCACATGCTTCAAATGCTGACTTTAGAAGAATGGGCCGCAGAAAAGTACCGGAGTAATCCACCCAGCTTAAATACGTTGCGCCGATACGCAAAGGAGAGCATGTTCAACCCGCCGGCCAAAAAAGAAGGTCGCTATTGGCGGGTAAGAGAAGATGCCGAAATTACAGGTAACCTGGCTCAGCCCGTGATTAAAAAATCTGATTCGCCAATGCTTCAAAGGATACTGTCTAATGGCTGCCCGACCACGTAAAAACAACGTTAAGATACCTAATCTTTATCCGCTCTACAGTCGTAAGGTAAATAAAATTTACTGGCGGTATAAGCATCCCGTTACAGGTAAGTTTCATAGCCTTGGAACTAACGAGGCCGAAGCAACAGCAATAGCAATCGAAGCCAATGAGCGACTAGCTGAACAGCGCACAAGGCAGGTTTTGGCTATCAGTGACAAGATCGCCTCCAGCAAAGGAAAGGCGATAACAACAAATACGTGGTTAGATCGTTATTGGAAAATTCAGGATGAAAGACTGGAGAACGGTGATATCAAGCCGAACACTCATAAACAAAAGGCTAAACCAGTAGCCCTACTTCGTGAGAGCGTAGGAATGAAATTGATTTCATCCGTCGATGTTCGGGATGTTGCCCAGATACTGGAGTCCTATGTTGCAGAAGGTCAACCGAGGATGGCCCAGGTAATCCGCTCTGTTTTGATCGATGTTTTCAAGGAAGCCCAACATTATGGTGAGGTACCGCCGGGTTATAACCCGGCTCTTGCTACAAAACAACCACGCCGACGGATTTCCCGACAACGTCTTAACCTTGACGAATGGCAAAAGATTTTCGAGATAGCTAATGCCCGCCATCAATACATGGGCAATGCAATGCTTTTGGCGCTCGTTACTGGTCAGCGCCTAGGGGATATTTCCAACATGAAGTTTAGCGATATTTGGGATGATCATCTTCATATCGTTCAGGAGAAGACGGGGAGCAAGATAGCGATCCCGCTTTCCCTTAAGCTTAACGCGATTAACTGGAGTTTGAGAGATGTAGTTGCGCGTTGCCGCGACTATGCAGTGAGTCCATATCTAATCCACTTCTTCCGGGCAACCTCAATGGCAGAACGAGGTGCACAGGTTAAGTCGAACACAATAACAATGAATTTTAGTAAGGCCCGTGATAAAGCAGAAATAAATTGGGGAGTAGGTACGCCGGCTACGTTTCATGAACAAAGGTCTTTATCTGAAAGACTCTACAAGGAACAAGGTATCGATACAAGAATACTTTTAGGTCATAAAAATCAGAACCAAACCGATCGATACCATGATGATAGAGGAAAAAATTGGACCACAGTCCGAATTAGTCAACAATGA